TTTCAAATAAACGCCAGCAAACACATCACGGATGCTTGAAACCATACGCATTTCAGCAAGGATTGTTACAAAGCCCACTTGCGTTTGGTCAAAGCGTTTGATTGTCATTGTTTCAGCATCGCCAATGGTTAAGAACCTATCCCAATTTGCCAAGACTAATGGAATTGCGCCAACGGCTGGTGCATCAAGATATGGGTTTGGAATAACTGGAAAGCCGAACATATAACCAACTGCCGCACTATCTTCATCACCAACTTCAACAAACATTGGTTGTCCGCCCGTTGCGCCTTTTAATTTGCGTAAAGTTGCAATCAAAGTTGGGTGAATATGCCAAGCAGTTGTAGGCATCGCCCAATATTGTGCTGGCAATGAACTTGCGATATTTGCAATGGTGTCATAAGTTGGCGCGGTAACGCTGGCTTCAACTGTCAAGACTGTGTGAACGCCATTAGTTATTGCTGTTCCGCTAGTGCCAAATGATGCGGCTGTGGTGCTTGTGTTGTACGATGTTAAACCGCGCAATCCACTTTCAGCACCATTGGTTGTGGTTGTTGAACCTGTTTGGTCATTGTTTACCGCCATTGAACTGGCTTCAATCTGACTAAATTCAAAAACTAAATCTTCAACAACTGATGCTTCCAAAGCATTAACATCACTTAAAACTGCGCTTCGGATTGGCAACTGTGCAGAAATTACACGAACTGGCAATTGCCAAAAGCCCGTGTTGATATTCGGTGAACCACTATTTGGGTCAATCGTGTACCCAAATGGGTTTGTGGCAGATGCGGCATTACCTGTCTTTACGACAAATTGCATATCTGAACCACTTATTGAAACTTGTCTTGCGCCCATACGAAACGGGTTTGCATAACGCGCAACCGCGAAAGCATCATCAAAATGTGTCCGACCACCAACATTTGAACCGCTTCCAGTTATTGCAGATGCTTCATCAATTGACTTTAAATCAATGGTTGCTTCACCATCAACTAAGGCTGTCTTAATGCCGTTTAAAATTCTTTCAGCGATTTTCATTTTGGTATGTCCTTTTGGTTTAAAAAAGGGCGGTGAAGTGTTCCGCACCGCCCCATTTCATTACGCTGTTGCAGTTCCAGTTGAACGGAAACGAACGCCAGCCGCAGGGTCGCGAACTGATGTTGCCAAGCGTTTTTCACCAAAGAATGTGATGTAACCCACTTGTGTTTGGTCGTATCTACGAAGAACCATGTTTAAGCGGTCTACAATGCCATAGAATTTATCCCAATCGCCAAAGTACATTGGATATTTGCTAACAGTACCAACAGAACCAGTTGCCGCTTGTGATGGTGCATCCAAGTATTTGTTCACAACAACATCAAAGCCAAGTAACTGACCAACGATGCCATCAGTACGCGCTAAACCATCAACATAAATTGGGCGACCATTTGTATCAACTAAACCACGAATTGCTTGAAGCAAGATTGGTGAAATCATGAATTTTGCTGATTCTGTCCAATATTGTTGTGGTAAAGCATACACAAAGTTAATCACATCTTTATATGTAATGTTGTTTGCACCAACTGTATTTGCATTTGTAGTCAATTGGTCATAAGTTGCAAGGCTGTGTAATCCCGTTGCTGAACCTGTACCGCTTGAACCTAATGCAGAAGCAGAAGTTGTGCCACCAGCATAAGTTGAATTTGCACCAGCATATTGATTTAAACCGCGCAAGCCATCTGCACCACCAGTTGCAACACTTGTGCCACTACCTGATTGGTCATTGTTTGAAATCATTGATTGTGCTTCTGTTTGTGCAAATTCTGCCAACATATCATCAACCACATTTGCTTCAAGACCATCAATGTCATCAAGTGCCGCAGTACGGATTGGAAACGCAACATTCAAGTCTTTTAAAACAACTTGCCAAATTGCTGTATCTTCTGTGGTTGCTGAACCATTGTTTTGGATTGCATAACCCCATTGCGCGCCAGCGTTGCCAGTTTTTACACGCCATTGGTATGATGAACCATCGGTTGCAACTGTTCGTGCAATACCGCGTAATGGGTTTGCCAAACGAAGTTGAACAAATACAGGGTCATAAGCGGTGCGACCACCTTGATTGTTACCGCCACCAGTTAAAGCAGATGCTTCATTGATGTATGCTTGATATTGTGCATCATCTTCAAACATTTTCACTTCTTTTTCGGTGCGACCATTGCTTTTGTGGAATGTGGCTAATTGTTCTTTAACCATTTTGTTTACATCACCACGAATTGATTTTTCAATTTTGATGATAGATGGTGCAACATTAATTGAAGCAACTTTGGCTTCTAATGCGGCAACTTTTTCAGAAAATGATGCTTCAACTGCATCAACCTTTGCAGTTACGGCTTCTGTAACCTTTGCAATTTCAGCAATGTTGGTTGCTTCAATCGCGTCTAATTTTTCAATAATTTCTTTTGACATGATTTTATCCTTTGATTCGTTTTGAAAGTTGTTTTAACAATTCACGCTGGTTTAATTCAGCAAGAATTGCTTCATTGACCACCGCATCTGATTCACTCAAACTTGTTGGCGTTTTAACAGTTTCATCACTTGCATCACGCAACTTGATTACTTTGTTAAAAATGCTAGATGCGGCAGTCGCTTGCATCTTTGTTAGCCCTGCATCACGCAAGACCAATTCTATTTCTTTAAGGTTAATTGTTCCATCTTCACGATAAACATTTTCAAGTTTATTGATGTTAGCTTCGGGATTGTTTGGGTTCATAACAATTGAAACTTCGCGCAATCCGCCTTTCGTAATTTGAAAAAAACCATCTTCATACGGGTCGGCAGAACCAATTGCAAACGGGTTGCCATTTTCATCAACCATTTGCCATTCATCAGCATACGCACCAACCGAAACACCACCAACCATATTTGGGCTTTCTTTCATGATTGTGTAAAGGTCTTTGCCAATAGTTGTATTGGTAAACAAACGCCCTTTACCTGTCATGCCAGCATCATCAAATTCAAATGAAGTCCATTCACCAACTGGCAACGATTCATCATTGTGTTGAAAGTACATTGGCAATGGCTTGTTTGTTTCATCAAACGCAGTTGCCCATTCTTTAAATGGTGCTGGTTGGTAATTGAATTTGCGCCCGTCTGCACCCTCGCGCGCGCCCCATGTTGTCAATCGGGCTTCAATTGTTCCACACATTTCATCAGATTCATCGGCATTAACGCCCAACGCAACTTGGCTTTCGTAAAAAAACTTAATATCTTTAGTCATGAATAACAACCCCTTTTCTTTTCATTCCATCCATTTTTAACGGCATCAAAATACGCTTGTCTGCCGCCTTTTTCAATTGAACGGTTAATAATAATAATCTTAATTCTTTTAAATCTTTTGGTGTCATTATTTTATGCCTTGCCAGCTTGCCCAACCTTACCAATACTTGAAACATTGCCACCACCGCCCGTGTCTTGCGGTGAACTACCTGATATTGGCGTTGCTGGTTTGCCTGTCGTGTCTTTTAATTCATCTGCATCAGTTAATTCAGCCCTGCCAAGATACTTGCGCGCTTCATTGGGCGTTAATATCCCTGCATTGACACCAGCGACCACATAATTCATTTGGTCAAGCGGTGCGCCCCGTAAAAAGTCTTGCGTCTGAAATTCAACCGTTAAATTTGGATAACCTTTTAACAAACTTTGTTTCAATTTTTGCTGGATATTCACCAGCATCGGAAACATGGTTGTTTTGTAAAATTCATCAATCATTGTTTGGCTGTTATTAAACTTGCCTGATTCAATGCTTAACATTGCAACTGGAACACCAAACAAACCGCAAATGCGTTTCATTGTTTGCATTTTAAGGTTCGCGCAATCGGCATCTTGTAAATTAAGCATATTAATTGGCACATATTTCATGCCGTTATCAAGCAACATTGATTGCCCTGCTTTTGAAAGGTCGGTTGTTCGTGAACCTGTCATGCTTGCCCACGCTTCTTTTAATCGTGCGGCAATTTCTTTAAATTTGGTGTCGGGGATTACTTGGTCTGTTACAAACATTCCGCTTGGCTTTGCACCGTTTTGCATAATAAAGTTTGCATATAGGTCAATGTCTTGGTCAAGTGCCACCAATTCAACTGCCAAAATGCCTTTGTTAAACCCTGCCGAACCTTGCCATGCCGCTTCTTTTAAGTGCATTACTTGATGGGCTGACAATGGTCTATCTTTAGTAAAACCATAACTTGGCGTTGATAAGCGGTATTGCGGATAACGGGTTTCTGAAAGTTGCGCGGTTATTAGGGTTGAATCAAGAATATACATTTCCAATGGTGTTTGTTGGCTGTTATCCTGATTTTCGCGCCAAAATACAGTAAATGCTTCACCGCTTAAATCCAGCCACATTGCGAATTGATACCAAAATTCGTATTGGCTTTGAAAGTTGTTTGGGTTGTTAAGCAATGACAACACCGATTTGGCTTTGGTTTTATCGCGTGTTGATACTTTTTCGCTTAAAAGTGCATCAACCAATGAACCATCATCAGTTGTTGCCATAATTTTGATTGGCAGTTGGGATAACGCCCGTGCTTTAATCCCGATGCAAGACATGATGGTTGAATTTCGGC